GCATCGACTTGGGAAGCAAGTCAATGGGAAGATCTTAAGTTTATAATGTATAGAGCGGACTTTATTGATTCTGGAACTGTAGAATTCTATAGTCCTGAACTGACTGAGGGTAATAGACAAATTCCAACTCTTCAACCTGATGCAATTGAACTTAGTTCCAGAAAGATTAGAGTTGGTCTTGGAACTACAGTTGCAGATTCTGGATATGAACTTGGTAATACTTTCTCACAACAAACAACTAATGCAACTGGCGACTTGGTTGGAACTGCAGGAACTGCTGTTGGTAATCTGACAATTTCAAATGCTGGTATTGGTCTGACTCCAAATGACGGATCACTTACTTTTACTGGAGTTAATCTTGTTACTCTGAGTGGTAATGGTAGAGGTGCTCAGGCTGAAATTACCGTTTCTGATGGAGTCATAGTTGCAAGTGGTGCAACCATTAGCAACGCAGGCGGTAATGGATATCAAGTCGGTGATGTTCTTGGAATTACAACCATCGGTAACGCATCCGTTGGTAGAAATGTAAGACTCACAGTCACTGGTATTGGTCAAACCAATGAACTTATATTTGAAAATGTTCAAGGTGAGTTTGCAGTTGGTGCTGCAAAAACTATGATGTATGTCAATAGTGCAGGAATTACAACTGAACTTAATTATGGTCTTCCTGGAGGAGTAGGCGGTGATGTTCAAGTTTCAACTATCAATGTTGACACTGACGGACTTCACTTGAAAGTGAATCATCAAAATCATGGAATGTATTTCACTGATAATAGAGTTATTATTTCTGGAGTTTCTCCTGACATCAAACCAACAAAACTGAGTGCATCTTATGCATCAGATTCAACTAGTGGACTATCTGTTGATAATGCCACTAACTTCACATCTTTTGAAAATGTTGGTGTTGGCACAACCAATACTGGTTATCTTATGATTGGTGAAGAAATAATTGAATATACCTCAGTCACTGGCAATAGTATTGGTGGTAATATTATAAGAGGAACAAATTCAGTCACATATCCCGTTGGAACTCCAGTATTTAAGTATGAACTTGGTGGAGTTAACTTAAGTAGAATCAATAAAACTCACACATTAAGTGAAGTTTCTATCGGAAACTCGATTACTTATGATTCTTACAATATTAAGTTAGATATGTCTGAGAAGTTCAACTCTGAAAATGATGACAGAAGCAATGATGTTGGTCATCCAAAACTTTATATTGGTGCAACTAAGTCTTCTGGTGGAACTAAGATCAAGGCAACTCAAAACATGCCCTTTGAGATTATTACACCAATTGTTCAGAATGTAACTACAAGAGGAACTTCTATTAGTGCAGAAGTAAGAACTGTTACCGGTAAGAGTATTAGTGGCAATGAAATTCCTTATGTTGATAATGGATTTGAACCTCTGGTAGTTAATTCACCAAACTATCTTGATTCTACTAGAATGATTTATTCTAAGGTAAATGAAGATGTTAAATTGGTTAATATTGAAGGATCTAAATCTCTTCAAATGAGAGTCAATATGGTAACAACTGATTCTCATATTTCACCTGTTCTTGATGGTCAAAGAGTTAGCACCATTCTTTCCTCTAATAGAGTAAATGATGTAATAGTTGATGTTGCAACAGATTCAAGAGTAAACGGAGTTTTTGACGATCCAACAGCTTGTCAGTATATTTCAAAAGAAATTAAATTGACGAATCCTGCAACTTCTCTCAAAATTATTCTTGATGCTCACATCAATGATTATTCTGGAATTAAAGCATTCTATGCCATAAGTAATAAAGATGGATTTAATCCAATCTTTGTTCCATTCCCTGGATACAAAAATATTAATTCTAGAGGTCAAATTATTGATGCAGCTAACAACAACGGAGATCCAGATGTGCTTGTAGGTAAGACTCCTACATTCGGATTTGATAGTGGATCCATCGAATTCAAAGAGCACACGTTTAGTGTTGAACAATTACCAACATTTAGATCTTATAGAATTAAGATTTTACTTACTGGAACAAATCAAACTTATGTTCCAAGAATTAAAGATCTTAGAGTTCTAGCTTTAGCATGATGTATAAGGTAAAAGATCACGCGGATCTTAGGCGAGATCCGCATACTGGAGCGATATTAAATATGAATTCTTTAGATCATGAAAAATACATTGCAAGACGTGAGGTGAATAATAAAGAGCATCAAAAAGTACAAACAATTGAGGAAGAAGTTGCTAGTATGAAAGATGATATTAACGAAATTAAATCACTATTAAAGGAGTTAATCAATGGACCCAAATGATATTAGTTTAGATAATCTTTCTAAAAGTTTTGAATATACTAAGTTGTCCGGTGAAATAGATAGTTGTAGTGATCTCGAAGAACTTAGAAATATTGCTAAGTGTTTTTGTAAACTTTATTATAAACAGCAGGAAACAATGCAAGTAATGGGTTTAGCAAATGGCAACTAAGAACGTAACCTTTGATCCTGATGCTGGAGTTCCAAAAGGTGTTAATCTAACCATTCACACTGGATCAGATTTTGCGACAAATTTTAATGTCGTTAATACTTCTAATAGTGCCTTTAATCTTACTGGTTATAGCGCATCATCTGCAATGTCAAAGAGTGTTGCTATTGGAGCAACTCTTGGTATTACCACTTCGTTCTCTGTTGGATTTACAAGTGCCTATGATGGTAAGTTTAAAGTATCTTTAAACTCTACACAAACAAGAAGTTTGAATGAAGGTAGATACGTTTATAATGTATTAGTAAGTTCAGGCACCACAGTTTATAGTATTGTAAACGGCAATGTTTTAGTTATCGCAGGAATAACTACAGCGCCATCATAAATATAGTTACGGAATTAGTGTATAAATGGCTCAACCCGCAAGCAGGTCTGACCTCGTAAACTACTGTAAGAGACAACTGGGGGCACCAGTATTAGAAATCAATGTTGCCGATGAGCAAATTGATGATCTAATAGATGATGCACTACAGTATTTTTATGAAAGACATTTTGATGGTGTTGTTCAAACTTTTTTAAAGTATAAAATTACTGAAGCAGATATTGATAGGGGTAGAACAAGAGGAAATAACAAAACAGTTGGAATCGTAACCACAACTGCAGATGCAACTATTGATAATAAAACAGTAACTTTCTCATATGAAGAGAATAGTAATTATATTCAAGTACCACCATCAGTTATTGGGATAACTAAAATTTTCAAATTTGATGGTGCCAACACTGTAACTAATAATATGTTCAGTGTAAAATATCAAATGTTCCTCAATGACATATATTATTTTGGAGGAACTGAATTACTGACTTATGCAATGACAAGATCCTATCTTGAAGATATGGACTTTTTGTTGAACACACAAAAACAAATTAGATTTAATCAAAGACAAGATAGACTTTACTTAGACATTGATTTTGCAGAATTGAGTAAGGATAATTATATCGTCCTTGATTGTTATAGATTACTTAATCCAAATGAATTTACAAGAGTTTGGAATGACTCTTTCCTTAAAAGATATGTAACTCAATTAATCAAACGTCAATGGGGACAAAATCTAATGAAGTTCCAGGGAGTTAAATTGCCTGGAGGTATTGAATTGAATGGTAGACAAATCTATGATGATGCACAAAAGGAATTAGATAATATAAGAGAAATAATGTCTAATACTTATGAAATTCCCCCTATGGACATGATTGGTTAAAGATATGCTTAACCCATACTTTCAGCAAGGATCAAGGTCTGAACAAAACTTAATTCAAGATCTCATTAATGAACAGTTGAGGATGTATGGTGTTGAGGTGCATTATCTCCCAAGAAAATATATTTCCGAAAATACTGTTATAAAGGAAGTAATACAATCAAAATTTGATGATGCATATCCAATAGAAGCATATGTTGATAACTTTGAGGGATATGGAGACACATCTACAATTTTATCTAAGTTTGGAATTCAGGCAACAAATGAGATAACTTTAATTATATCAAAGGAAAGATTTGAAACTTATATTTCTCCCCTTATAAAGAATGAAGAAAATATCAAATTATCAACCAGACCAAAAGAAGGGGATTTAATTTATTTTCCTCTTGGGGATCGTTTGTTTGAAATTAAATTTGTTGAACATGAAAAACCTTTTTATCAATTACAAAAGAACTATGTTTATGAGTTGAGATGTGAATTGTTCCGTCTTGGAGATGAAGTTATTGATACTGGTGTTGAGGATATTGATGACATTCTAACTGGTGGAGAATCTGATGGATTGTCCGAAGATGGTCTGTCCACAACCATTGGACCATCTCAAACTTTAACATTAGTCGGAACTGGAGTAACAGCAACTGCAGTAACTGGAATTATTACTTCCGGTGGTATTAGATTGATCACAATGACTAATAGAGGAGGAGGATATACAGGAGTACCAAGAATAGGAATATCCTCTGCTCCCTCTGGTGGAGTTACCGGTATAGCATCTGCTAGAATGATTGGAGGAATTGTTGTATGTAATCAGAGTGCAAATCCAAAAGCAAGATCTGTTCAAGCAGTTGACATTGTAAATCCAGGTTTTGGGTATAGTGTAGCACCTGGTGTTAGATTTATTGGCGGTGGTGGAGCAGGTGCTGCAGCTACAACTAAAATTGGTGATGGAATTGTAGGTATCGTTACTCTTACTGATGCTGGTTCTGGATACACAACATCACCAACAATCACATTTAGTAATGAGGTATTCTTAAGCGGTGTAACCACTGTCTCCGCCGCTGCAACAGCAGTTGTAGGTTCTGGAGGTACAATTACGTCTATTAGACTTACTAACGCTGGTCTGGGTTATAGCATTGCTCCTACAATTACACTGTCTGATCCAAATATGAGTTCCTCAGGTAACTTCGCATTCAACGAAGTGGTAACTGGATCTGTTAGTGGAACAACAGGTAGGGTCAAGACTTGGAACTCTACTACAAATGCTCTTGAAGTTGGTAATGTTAATGGGGAATTTACTGTTGGAGAAAATATAGTTGGTTCAACATCAGGCGCATCTCATGGATTATTAAGTGTAAGAATAGATCCTGCAGATGATGGATTTGCTGATAACCTTGATATAGAAACCGAAGCAGATTCTATTTTAGACTTCTCTGAGCAGAACCCATTTGGTATTCCATAAATAGTTTTTATTATACCAATAATATTATTATAGGACCCAAAGATGTTTGAATATTTTTATAACGAAATTTTAAGGAGGACCATTATTTCTTTTGGTACTCTTTTTAATTCTATAACAGTAAAGCAAACTAATTCTTCAGATGACGTTGTTAGCGTTATCAGAGTTCCTTTGGCCTATGGACCAACTCAAAAGTTTTTGGCAAGACTTGAGCAGTCTCCTGATTTAAATAAATCAACGGCAATAACTCTACCAAGAATGTCATTTGAGTTTACCGGATTGACTTATGATGGAACAAGAAAAGTAAGCACGACTCAGCAATATACAGTAAAAGATCCAGATGATGGATCTGAAAGTAAAAAGATATACATGCCAGTTCCATATAATATGCAATTTGAACTGAGTATTATGACAAAATTGAATGATGATGCTCTTCAAATTGTTGAACAGATTTTGCCATATTTTCAACCATCATATAATCTTTCAGTAGAACTGGTTGAATCAATTAAAGAAAAAAGAGATATTCCAGTTGTCTTGGAAAATATCACAATGCAAGATGATTATGAAGGAGATTTTACTTCTAGAAGAGTTCTTCTTTATACTTTAAGATTTACTGCAAAAACATATCTGTTTGGTCCAGCAACAAGCGGAACCAAAGATATCATCAAAAGAGCATCTGTCAGTTATCTTACTGGCACAGATATTGCAAATACAACCAGAGAAGTTACATATACAGCTACTCCAAGAGCAACTAAAAATTATACTGGTGATGCAACAACAACTCTTGCTGCAGATATCACAAAAACACTTAAGACATTTGAGGTTGAGGATGCAAGTGGTTTAACTGCCAAATCTTACGTTAATATTGAAGGTGAGCAATTATTCATCAAATCTATAACTGATAACAAACTAACCGTTCTGCGAGGACAAGACGGAACCACTGTATCTGAGCACTTAAG